TTGCGTCACTTTTAGCCTTCGTTATTGGGGACTTCGTAAATGACCAAATCTTCGCTAGAATGAAACGTAAATACCCGGACTCAATTAAGGGGTTTGGAGCCCGTGCGATCTTTTCAAGTCTGATGGGGGAGCTAGTGGATAGCCTTGTATTCCTTCCATTAGCATTCTGGGGACTAATGCCGGTTCAGACTCTAGTCATCATGACACTTAGTCAGGTAGTTATTAAGACAGGGTACGAATTAGTTATCCTTCCATTTACTACTATTGCGGTTAAGTTAGTAAGTCGCTACGAAAATAGAAAGGTCGAACATGAGTATTAATTTATACTTCGCTGGAGGATGCGCAAAGGCTATTGAAGACTTCCTATTATCTCATAACGCTAATCGATTGTTCACTCAGAAGTACGAACGAAATTCTACTGGAAAGGTCTGGTTCGATTATGCAGATAAACATCCAGACTTCAGAGGTAAAGTGTTTGTAGACTCTAGTGCCTACGGCGCGTGGACAAGAAATGTTCATATTGACCTAGACGAGTACATTGACTACCTAAATAGTAACGAAGGTAGGTTCGAAGTTATTGCGTCACTTGACGTCATTCCAGGAGATAAGGGACACTTTGCGACACGTCAACAAGTATTAGACGCTAGTAGCCAATCGTGGGACAATTACTTGTATATGTATGAGCGGGTAATTGATAAAGACCGTGTCATTCCAGTATTTCACATCGGGGAACCATGGGACTATCTAGATAAGATCCTGAACCACCGTCACAAAGATGGCTCTAAAGTGTTGTACATGGGATTAGGTGGACTAGTAGGTGTCCATGGTAACGAACGTGAGAAGTGGCTTAGTCGGGTATTCGAAACTATTCAAAGTAGTTCGAACCCGGAAATTAAGACTCACGCCTTCGGTGTTACCGCAGTTAAAATCTTGGAACAATTTCCATTCACGTCAGCGGATTCCACTTCAGCAATTCTTACAGGCGCAATGGGTAACATTATGACCCCTTATGGAAATATTAGTTTTGCCCGTAAGGATGGGGGAGCCGCGAACTTCTACCGTTTAGGTAAGCCGGTACAAGACAGTATCTTACAACTGATGCAGGAATCCGGTTTGAACTTTACGGTCGAGGAACTGGCTGACAATTACATTGCACGTGAACTAATTAACTGTCAGTACTTACTTGATTGGGCTAGTAACTATACTTACACGCCTATCAAGCATAAACAGAACCGATTATTTTAGCTCCTTATGAAATGACCTTATTATTAAATAAGGTCTTTTTAGGTGTTTACAAAATATCGAAAATTGGTGTATATTAATGTATAACTAAAATTAAAGGAGGCTCAAGATGAGCATTACGTTTAAAACGCAGACCCTTATGCAGGTCGTAGGTCAGCTAAATCGATTAGTTCCTAGTAAGCTACTAGAAATTACTCGATATTGGTATATTGAAGGAGCTGATGGAATTGTCACCTTTACAGCTTATGATGGTTCCAACTGGCTACGTTATACAC